ACCTCTACGGTGATCCCTGTCAGTGAACGTATGCGGTTGTACTCTGCAGTCGAAGATATCGGTGATGATTTCGGTGTGGACAGCCCGGAATATGAAGCGGCAACGGTGTTTTTCTCGCAATCGCCGAAGCCACAGGAAGTGTATGTCGGACGCTGGGCAAAAACGCTGACAGATGAAGAAACGGGTGATCCGGAAACGTTGTTGGAAGCCGTTAACGCTGTGATGGACTACACCGACTGGTATGGTCTGGCTATCGCCGATGATGACGATATTGCTGATGATGACATGCTGAGTGTTGCTGCCGCAGTGGAAGCCTCAAGCCTGAGTCGCATTCTGGCCGTGACAACCGATGATGTGGCAGCAGTGGATACCACATTCACCACGGATCTGGCGTCAAAACTGAAAGCAGCGAAATACAGCCGCACCTTCATCCAGTATTCAACCAGCAGTAAATACGCAGCGTTGTCAGCTTTTGGGCGAGCATTTACGGTGAATTTCAATGGCAGCAACACTACCATCACGCTGAAATTCAAACAGGAGCCGGGTGTCACCTATGAAACCCTGACGTCGAATCAGGCGCGGGCACTGGATGCGAAAAACTGTAATGCCTTTGTGTACTACGCCAACGACACGGCAATTCTGCAGCAGGGTGTGATGGCTAATGGTGATTTCTTTGACGAACGCCACGGCCTGGACTGGCTGCAGAACTATGTACAAACCAACCTGTTTAACCTGCTGTATACCTCCACTACCAAAATTCCGCAGACCGATGCTGGCGTGACCCGTCTGTTATCCAACGTGGAATTTTCTATGGATCAGGCAGAACGCAACGGCCTGATTGCGCCGGGTATCTGGAACGGTGGCGATATTGGCCAGCTGGCTTCCGGCGATACGCTGACGAAAGGCTATTACGTTTATGCACAGAATGTAGCAGACCAGGCTCAGTCAGATCGTGAAGCGCGTAAAGCTCCCCTGATTCAGGTGGCCTGCAAACTGGCCGGCGCCGTTCATTACGCTGATGTTCAAATTAACGTTGTCCGCTAAGGAGTGACTCGTGGCCGATACTTATTCATTTTTGGATGTCAGTGCATCACTGACTGGCATCACAGGCATTGTTGATCTGGGGGCGGGTTCTGCCAACTCAGAAGAGGGGATCACCATCGCTATGGGCGGTGCCAAAAACACCATGACCATTGGCGCTGATGGTGAAGTGATGCACAGCCTGGCGGCTGATAAAAGCGGGACAATTACCGTTACGCTGCTGAAAACCTCCCCGGTAAATAAAAAACTGTCACTGATGTACAACGCACAAAGCCAGTCCTCTGCCACCTGGGGGAATAACGTCATTGTGATGCGTAACAAAACGTCCGGTGACGTGATCACCGCCCGTTCAGTGGCATTCCAGAAACAACCAGACAATGCCAACGGCAAGGTGGGTAACACCATGGCGTGGGTTTTTGACTGCGGCAAAATCGACCAGGTATTAGGGGTGTTCTGATGCAATTCGAAATCAAAGGTATTAACTACCGCACTGCGAAGCTCGATGTTTTCCAGCAGCTCAAAGTCGGACGTAAATTGCTGCCCATCATTGCCGGAATGGCCGCGGATTTTCAGACAGTGAAAAACTCGGCTCAGGGCGGTGATGTATATGGAACGCTGGAAACCATCCTGCCCAAAATCGCTGATGCGCTGGCGGATATGTCAGAAGACGATACCAACGCCATTATTCATCCGTGCCTTGGCGTGGTGTCCCGCCAGAACGGCACCGCGTGGGCACCAGTGATGAGCAGTGGACAGTTGATGTTTGATGATATTGACCTGTTCAGTATGTTGCAGCTGGTTGGCCGTGTGGTTGGAGACAGTCTGGGTAATTTTTTTCCCACACTCCCCGACAACGGGACGCCGCCCCCGTCAGCGGAATAACGCTGGATTCCTTGCCTGACGGCGAAGATTTCCTGATGCGCCCGGTTGATGCCGGGTATATCCACTATACCGCGCTCAAAGATGGCTCCGTTGACCTGGCTGATATCGCCCGAATGAACGACTGGCTGGATTTGAAAGCGGATAACGACGCACGTATTGCCCGCTGGAGAGAGCAAAATGAACGCTGAGACGATAAAGGATTTTTTTGTAAGCCTCGGCTTTCAGGTTGATGAATCCGGTGCGAAAAAGTTTGAAGCGACAGTCCTCAGTACAACACTGCGTGTCATTAAACTGGGAGCGGCTGCGGAAGCGGCGGCACTGTCGGTTGTGGCATTCACGGCAAAAGTGGCCAGCGGTCTGGATAATCTCTACTGGGCATCTCAGCGAACCGGGGCAACGGTAGCCGGTATTCAGGCTATCGGTTATGCCGTTTCACAAACGGGCGGTAAGGCAGATGCGGCACGGAGCTCCCTTGAGGGGCTTGCCGCTTTTGTGCGTAACAACCCGGGTGCAGAAGGTTTCCTGAATCGTCTGGGTGTTCAAACCCGCGATGCCAGCGGGAATATGCGGGATATGGCCAGCATCTTTACCGGTGTTGGCCAGCAGCTCAGCAACATGCCGTATTACCGTGCCCGCCAGTACGCCTCCATGCTGGGTATTGATGAAAATACACTGATGGCCATGCGGCGTGGGCTCAGTCAGTTCACTGCACAATACAGTGAAATGTCGAAAGCCATTGGCTATAACGCTGATGTGGCCGCACGCAGTTCCAACCGTTTCATGACCTCCCTGAGTGCCTTCGGGCAGATGGCAGGCATGGCGCGGGATAAAATTGGCTCCGGCCTGGCCGATGGCCTTGCGGGTTCAATTGATAACCTGCGTAAGCGCATCCTGGATAATTTCCCGAAAATCGAAAGCACCATTACCAAAGGTATCAAAGTCATTCTGTGGCTGGGGGAATCCATTGGGCAGGTGGTGTATCGCCTGATGCAGGCTGCAGGTGATGTTTCTGACTGGTGGCAACATCTGGATAAAGACAGTAAGCAGCTACTGGAAACACTGGGTGCAGTGCTTGCCGTGTGGCGTTTACTGAATGCTGCCATGTGGAAATCACCTGTGACGTGGGTGATGGGGCTGGTGGGCGCACTGGTGCTGTTGTACGACGATTACAAAACGTGGAAAGAGGGCGGCAAACACCTCATCGACTGGGATAAATGGAAACCTGACATTGATGCGGCACTGGATGCCATTGATAAATTGTGGACCGGTGTTCTACGGCTGAAAAATGAGTTACTCAGTCTTTTTGGTATAGACCCCAAAACCTGGTCGATTAAATTTGAATTTGACAGTTTGCGCCAGCAATTCGGCGAGCTGGGAAAAATGCTGGATATTATCGGTAATATCCGCAAAGCCATTGATGATGGTCGTTGGTCAGATGCTGCTGAATACGCCAGACAGCTTTTTTCACAGAAAAATGACCACCCTGATACAGCGGTTACGAACAGTGCTAACGCCTCTGCTGAATGGGTGAAAAACAATCTTGGGTTTGATCCTCGCAGTGTTGGCCAGACGGTAAAAGGCTGGTTCGGTATCGACAGCGAGCCGGAACAACATGCACGGGTAATAAAACGAGGAGAACGGAATAATAATCCGGGAAACCTGAATTTCGCTGGTCAGTCCGGAGCTACCCTTGAACACCCAGGTGGTCGTTTTGCCCGATTCGGTACTGCATTCGAGGGATTGCGGGCGATTTCCCGCCAGCTGATGTTGTATGCCGGTCGTGGCATTAACAGTGTGGAAAAGATTATTTCAACCTGGGCACCACCTTCTGATCACAATGATACCGCAGCGTATATAAAGTCTGTTTCTCAGCGTCTGGGCGTTTCTCCCCGCGCTGCGCTCAATATGAGTGATCCACAGACAATGGCAGCGCTCATGGGCAGCATTATCACTCATGAAAATGGCCGCAATATCTACTCACGTGATCAAATCAGTCAGGCAGCTGTTGCCGGCATTGGTGGCGCAACACTCAATCAGCAAAACACGTACAACATCTATGGTGGCAATGCTCATGAAATTGGCCGTCAGGTTGGGCGATCTGTTGGTGAGAACGCAGCCCGGTTGAAAACAGTACAAAGCGGGAGGGGCTGATGGATTTTTTATCTACCCTGTTTCAGCAACAGAGCCGAAGCATTGGCGTGATGGTTCCTGCAGTTGTTGTCAGGGAAAAGCATACCGATGGTCTGGAAATTACTGAACATCCGGTTGAGGTTGGCGCAGCAATTGCTGATCACGCCTATAAACGGCCGTCAGAAGTCGTGATGGATGTTGGTTTTGCGGGCGGTGGATCATTACTGGATTTTTTCGATACCACCAGCATTGGGCTGTCCACTCCGCTAAACAGCATGAGCCCGAAAGATGTGTATGACGCACTGCTGAAAATGCAGAGTGACCGTCAGCCACTGGATGTTGTCACGGGTAAACGAAAGTACAGCAACATGTTGATCAGTTCGCTTGAGGTTACCACCGACCGTACAACGGAAAATGTGCTCTCTGCAGTGGTTACTCTGCGTGAGGTGATCATCACCAGTACAACGATGGTGACTGTTGCAGATAAGGCCAATATGACACAGGGCGTCAGTACATCTGCAGTGCAGGACTCTGGCGTGAAGTCAGCAACACCGACGAATGATTCCTTCCTGTCGCAGGCAGTTAATTTTATTAAGGGCATTTTATGAATATCAGTGAAATCCCTTTATCGCCGGATAACCAGCAATTCAATATCGCTATTGCCGGTGAAAATTATGCTGTCCGTGTACTGTGGCGTGACAACGCTGGCTGGATTCTGGATTTGCTGAATAACCGGGAAGAACCAGTTATCCCCGGTATCCCCCTGGTAACGGGCGCTGACCTGATGGAGCAATACCAGTATCTGGCTCTCGGCTTTTCCCTCTACGTTATCTGTGATGATGAAACACAGGACTATCCAACAAAAACTGATTTAGGTAGCGGTAGCCACCTTTACATTGTGACGGAGTAAGCATGTCAAAAAACTGGATGCGGCACTTTGAATTGCAGGTGCTGGATAGTAAAGGAGCTGGCCTTGATCTGGGCGATTTTAAGGTCACGTTTGAAATTAACTGGTTTAACATCAGTAGTCAGAACAAGCTGGGAACGTTCCGTATCTATAATCTGTCGCAAAATACAGTCAACCGTATCATGGGTGAGGAATTCACCCGGATACGTGTGATTGCCGGATATGATGGTCTGATGCCCGTCGTTGATGAAAGTGAAATCAATAAACCTCGTGAGATATCTCCTGATGAAGTTGGCCAGCAGAATGGTCAGAACTACGGACTGATATTTGACGGTGAAATCCGGTACGCCATGACCGGGAAAGAAAATCCTGTGGATTCTTTTGTACTGATACAGGCAGCAGATGCAGACCAGGCATTTTCAACAGCGATGACGGGTACAACACTGGCAGCGGGGTATACCGTTGCGGATGTGCGCAAGGCATTAATGAAAGATTTTTCCATCCATGGAGCAGAGCAGGGAAATGTGCCGGCTACGCCACCGACAGTTTTCCCTCGTGGACGGGTGTTGTTTGGTATGACCCGTGACCTGATGAACAATGTTGCCCGACAGTGCAACGCCACCTGGATGTTTGTGGATGGTAAGATGGAAATGGTTGCTGATGATGAAGTGGTGCATAAAGCCATCGATTTGAATAGCGATACCGGACTGATCGGTATGCCACAACAGACCATCGGTAACGGTGTTAACGTACGCTGTCTGATTAACCCCAATATTCGCGTAAATGGCCTGATCCGCCTGAATCAGCAAGATGTTCTGATCAACCGTGCAGAACTACCTGCCGGTGATGCACAAATGACGCAAGGGCGGGTATTCGAACAGACCACCAACGGTAACAGTACGGTTGATCTGCCAGTGTCTAAATCGAACACAGCCAGCATAGCTACCGATGGCGTTTATAAAGTTATCGGCATTATGTACACTGGTGATACACGGGGTCAGGCGTGGTACATGGATTTGATGTGTGAAGCGCGTGGTGCTCAGGATATTCGTACAACAGACTCTCTGAATCGGGGGTAACATTGAAAAAACTAATTCTTTTAATGATATCATCTCTCTCTTTTGGGGTATCTGCTGCTGGTTATACCGCACATTGTGGCCCATACACCATTAAAGCCCAAGAAGGGGAGATGGATATAATTAATGGTGAGCGTGTTACCTCAGAGAAGATCACTAACTTAGGTGAAGATGGTATAAAAATAGACATGGGTCTCATGCCTTCTCGTGATGGCAACAGCTATGGCTTTCAGTACATACATGCACCAAACAGCGATAAGCGCTGGCTTAACGTCCAGCTCCTCCAGAACAGCATGGATGCTCCGAAAATCATCGGATCTTTTCCGTGTAAGAAGGTGGCTGGGTGACTAGTGTACATACTGCCAGGTTGATGATCTTAAGGTGGTGAGTTAGGATTTCTCGAAAGGGAGATTTTTAACATGTCATCAGCCTCACCGAAACTCATCACAGACCAACTATTCGAAAGGTTATTCCCATCGCTCGAGCTGGGAGAGAATCTCTTGGGTGAGTTTGAAGTTTTTGGCATCATTCGTGATGCCAAAAAAATACCCGTAGAAGATGAATCTCTTATCGTTCAGGGTTTGGGATGGATTGTCCTTGGGGATGTTGAGAAAGGTTCAACATTATGTGAACGAGCCTTATCAATTAACCCATCAGAGTCAGCTATTTGGGTAAATTATGCTGTTGCTCTTGGACAAAAAGGCCTGTACACCAAACAGCGGAAAATTTTAAAGCGTGGAGCCGACATGCTTCTTCCCTCATTGATGATGTTTGATTTTATCACATCCTCTTTTTGGGCTGATCATGAAGAGATGAAGCGAGTTAAAAAATTGTTTAAGAGCTTAGATGATATTGAACTAAGTGATAAACAAAAAGGTGATTATATGGGTGCGGAGGTGATATACGACACTTTAGAAAAACTTCCTATATCTGAGAGGGATAAATTATCTGGCATGGCTGCTTTGGCGATGCAGCTATTAGAAAGTAATGGTGTTAGAGCCAGAAATTGCGGGCAATATGTATCCCCGGATGGAATGCTTTCATTTAATTATGACGTAGCGGGTGCTGCGCCAGATTTTATCGTAAAATTAAATGACGAACTGGCTTCAAGAATAGTTGATAATAATTTGTTTGATGCCGATTCTATAGTGCTATTCACTCCAGGGGATTAATGTGTCAATTGAAGTATGTGAATTTATAAAAATTGCCAAGAAAAATATTTCTGACGACTCTGGTGAGATTGGGGTAAGGACAGCGGTTAGTCGAGGTTATTATGCCATGTATCATGCCTGTTTAAGCCTTAGCGGTCCGGTACCAAGACAACATCCTCTTAATGGTTCTTTTAAAGGCGGGACTCACTCACGCCTTGCCCAATACATGACTGAATGTTCAAAATTGATATCCCCTACAAATGATCTGGAAGTTCGTAAGCTAGGCGTAAAATTAAAGATGTATCATAAATATCGCTGTGATGCTGATTATGAGCTGAATAAAACTATCGATGAGAAGTATGCAGAAATTGTAATTGCAGAGGCTGAAAATATTGTTGAGAGTGTGCGATTAGTTAGATCATCGGCTGCTTAGTATCATTGTTATGAATGAAACCCGCTTCGGCGGGTTTTTTGTTTTCTGGAGCCCATAAAATGGCAGTATCAACACCCACCCGTAGCGGCGAACTATCAGCCGTGCTTGAAGAAGAACGCCGTGCTATCAATAACCAGCTTCGTGTATCCCTTCCTGGGATTATCCAGTCGTTTGATCCGGACACAGTAACCGCCACCGTGCAACCGGCTGTCAGATTTATGCAGGTTGATAATGATGGCCATAACAGC